AAGGTGGTGCTCAACAGCGCAGACACCATCAATATTCAAGCACAGCCTGCCAGCTACAGCATTCAACGCACAGCCGGCAACTATGTGCAGGCAGCCTACGTAGATGCCAACAGCCAGGCACGAGCAGACTGCAACATTGTGGACAGCATACTGCCACAATTCCAACCTAGCCAGCCAGTTACAGTACCCGACCTTTACGGCAAGAATCAGTATGTGGGCACTGCACCCACAGGATACCCGGACTGGGCACTGAATCCTCAGCCGATCAATTCTGTACAAATGACTGAATTCTATTCCAGCTACATTGATACCACTGGTGCAAGTTTTACCACAATCAAGTTTGATCTGGTTCACTACACTGGCACTATCAAGATACAGGCTGCAGAAAACTACGAAGCTGTGTGGACAGATGTGAGTGCAAGCCGTCAATATCTGGACCAAACTGTGAGCGATTATTTCAACATTGTGGGCTTTCATCCCTTGTTGCGCCTGGCTCTAAACAACTCGGTTGGCTACGGTGCCACAGGCAATGTGCAAGTGACCAATGGTGTGGTAACCGGAATCAGTCTGACCAATCTTGGACAGTACTATGTGGCTGCACCTTATGTTCAAATTCTTGGTGACGGAGCAGGCGCTACGGCCCTGGCCAATGTGGGTGCAACCGGAGTGGTCAGCAGTGTCACAGTGACCAATGGTGGTGCAGGCTACCTGCCCATGCAGTTTGCCAATGGCGGAACAGCAGCCACCGTAATCTTCTCAAACGGCCTGATTCAGAACGTACAATACCGATAACTGTTGCGATTGTCGCATAAATCTGTTACACTAAGCAGATGCTGAGCATTGTGAATTATCTACCTGCCAAGAGAAAATCTAGTGCATCGGGATGGATCAGCTTCAATGCTGTGTGTTGTGAACACAACGGCAACACAGCAGATCGCAGAAGTCGTGGCGGTCTTAAAACATCTGAACAGGGTTGGAGTTATCACTGCTTCAACTGCAACTACACCGCTAGCTTTATCCTTGGCCGTACTGTAAGTTTCAAGGCCCGCAGGCTCTTGAGCTGGATGGGTGTGCCCGAACGTGAAATAGAAATGTTGAATCTTGAAAGCCTGCGGCACCGGAGCATACACGGCATTCTGGATGACAGACAACGCACCGTGGATATTCTAGCAGATATCAAGTTTGAAGAACGAGACCTGCCGCCATTTGCTGAACTGATTGGCGGCACAGGACTGCATCGAGACTATGTGAGATCAAGATGTGTGCCAGATGATTATCCTGTGATGACACAAACAAATCCAGAAGCCTGGCCCGCCCGTGATCAAGTGATCATACCATTCACACATCACAACAGCATTGTGGGACACACTGTTAGATTCCTGGATGATCGTAATCCACGCTACATAAATGACATGCAGCCGGGTTATGTGTTTGGCACAGACCTATTACGTCCTGACTGGACTCAGGTGATTGTAACAGAAGGCATATTTGACGCACTCAGCATTGGCGGTGTTGCCTTGATGCACAACACCATAAGTGATGCCCAAGCTAGATTAATTCGCAACCTTGGGAGAGAAATCACAGTGGTGCCTGATCAGGACTCAGCAGGCATGGAACTGGTGGATCGTGCTGTGGAACTGGGCTGGCCTGTGAGCATGCCTGCCTGGGAAGATTGCAAAGATGTGAATGATGCTGTGAAGAAATATGGTAGACTAGGCGCACTGATAACTATCATGCAAGCTAGAGAAACCAGCCGAATCAAAATTGAATTACGAAAGAAACAACTTGTTAAAAGACTACAGCACTGATGTACAAAAACTATTCCTAGAAATGATGCTGGAGGATGCTGCCAGCTATGTGCGGGTACAGAACATCTACAATCCAGAAAATTTTGATCGCAATCTAAGAACCGCTGCGGCGTTTATCAAGGAACACTCAGAACAGTTCAAGACCTTGCCAGACCGAGCACAGATTGCTGCGGCCACAGGCATCAAGTTGAATGCAGTGCCAGATCTCAACGAAGGTCACTATGACTGGTTCATGACTGAGTTTGAAGCATTTACTCGGCGGCAAGAACTGGAACGTGCTATCTTGAAAGCAGCAGACTTGCTGGAAAAGGGCGACTATGATCCTGTGGAAAAACTGATCAAGGATGCTGTGCAGATCAGTCTGACCAAGGACATGGGCACGGACTACTTTGCAGATCCAGCAGCACGAATCAACAAGTATTTCAACTCGGGCGGGCAAGTATCAACAGGTTGGCCACAAATGGATCGACTGCTGTATGGAGGATTCAGTCGTGGAGAACTAAACATCTTTGCAGGTGGATCAGGATCAGGCAAGAGTCTTGTGATGATGAACATTGCCTTGAACTGGTTGCAGCAGGGCATGAGTGGTGTGTACATCACACTGGAACTATCAGAAGAACTCACAAGTTTAAGAACAGACGCCATGCTCACCAACATGAGCACCAAAGACATACGCCGTGACATTGATTCAACAGAACTCAAGGTCAAGATGGTGGCAAAGAAATCCGGACAGTATCGTGTGAAAGGTTTGCCAGCACAGAGCAATGTGAATGATATCCGTGCATACCTGAAAGAAGTACAGATCCAAACTGGCATTAAAGTGGACTTTGTGATGGTGGATTATCTTGACCTGGTCATGCCAGTTAGTGCCAAGGTCAGCCCCAATGACTTGTTTGTGAAAGACAAGTATGTATCGGAAGAACTGCGCAACTTGGCCAAAGAACTGGGAGTATTGTTGGTAACAGCCAGTCAGTTGAACAGGTCAGCCGTGGAAGAAATGGAATTTGATCACAGCCACATTTCAGGTGGTATCAGCAAAATCAACACAGCAGACAATGTGTTTGGTATCTTTACCAGTCGCTCCATGAAAGAGCGTGGCAAGTATCAGATACAGTGTATGAAATCTCGAAGCTCGACCGGCGTTGGTCAAAAAATTGATCTGGAGTACAACATTGAAACCATGCGCATTACTGATGAAGGCGGGGACGAAAACGGCCACAACAAACCACAAAGTTCAATCATGGATTCAATCAAGGCCCGCAGTCAAGTCGCGCCTGCTGACAGCGGTGGCAGTTCGCAGCCCTGGGAAAAGCCCAGACCGCGAGATGGTCATGATCCCTTGAGCGGTCGAGTCACAGCAGATGTACAAAGCAACAAACTCAAGCAGTTGCTGGGGCAGATCAAAGCGTCATAATGATATATCTGGATTTTTTTTCAGGCAGTCATGGGCACTTTTTAGAGTATGTAATTAATACCTGGATATTCAAAGGCCCACGTGTGCCCAATATTTTTACCAAGCACGGTTCTTGCCATCTAATTCGTAAAGATACCGCATACATGGCACACAGAATAGTAGAAGCTGCACATTATACTGAGTTTAATATATCACAAAATACACCAACCAAGTTGATTAGAATCAACGTCAACAACGATTGGGCCAACTGGATATATCAAATCAATGTCATGAGCCGAGCTGGAGACATACCTTTAGAAAAAAAAATAAAATCAACCCCAGAATCAGTAAGACATAGTCCTAGCAAATTTAGAAATGAATGGTACGCTAAATTTAATTCAACCGTTGACGGATATCAGCAGCCAGATAATTGGCGCTGGCCCGAAACAGCAGTTTTTGAGTTTGGTATGGAAAGTTTGTTTGATCTGGTAGAGTTTTATAATAAACTGTATCGCCTGGCTGAGTTTTTAGAAATAACATTTGTACCCGATCAAGAACTAAGTGATTTATTGGAAGAATTTTTAACTAGAAATCAAGGATGGCAATATTACAAAGAATCTAAACACCTGGTACATGCTGTGATTGCAGGAAACAACATTGAAGTTGTCAGTAATGAAATATCACAGGCATTGATCAATAGTTTGTTGTCAAAATCTGTTGGAATATTTGACGGAGAATTGTTTGATAATGACAGTTATCCCACAACCACTTGTGAGATATGGAACACAGTGGACCAACATTTAAAAACTTTTGATCAGAGATTTTGATATGAAGAAAATCTTTTGTTTTGGTGACGGATTTGCAACCGGACATATATGGCCCGAGTGGCCTCAAATTTTACAAACTCTGGTTCCTGAACATCAAGTGATCAACACAGCAGGAATTGGAGCAGGTCCTGAATTTTTAGTTTCAGGGTTTGTGGATCTATTAGATCTGATGCATGACAGCATAGCAATTTTTCAGTGGCCGGGCACAGCTAGATTTGACAAACTAGTGCAAGATGATTCCTGGCAAAATATTATTGCCAACGATCCAACATATCATTTTAACGTCAATGTTGATGCACAAGGTCGCAACTGGTGGTTGAGTAGCGCCAGTACAGTGCAGGAGGTCCAGGACTATCACAAACTCTATGTACAGCAAAGCCAGCACAATCGCAGACAACAAATGTATCAGACCCTAGTGTCGCACACGGCCGCCAATTTAAATTGTCAAATAGTGCATACCAGCACACAGTCAGCAGACACGTTTAGCCGGCACAATCGATTTAGATCAACTCGCCAGACACAAGTACAACCGTCTCCGATTGTGCATTTCTACTGGTTAATTGAACAAATTATTCCGCAAATTGCTATCACTGTTGATCAAAATTTACAAAAAGAATTGGAATTGTTGATTAATCAAACACCGTGGATTCCATATGACCCTGATCGAGAATCAATATGGTCTGAAATAAATGCCAAACTCACGCAGTTAGGCAGCAACAGATTTGATCACAACAAAGTTCAACACAATGGCTTCACCGAGTGACCCTGCATTTCTGTTGCCCACACTGATTCTGCATGAACCAGCAGCAGTGGCATCACATTGAATGCTATAAGCACCTGCTGTGGCACCCGACGCAATGCTGACCAAGACCACATCTGTGGCTGCAATAGTACTGTTGGTCAGTGTGAAACTGACTTCCGCAGCCGCCGCCAATGCAGCATTGTTCATGGTAATTTGTCCGCAACGTTTGTTTAGAGTGACACCTGTTGATTTG